GGTCACTGTCACCAGTGGCCGCCCTGCTCTGTATATAGGCTACTCCCGTAGGAGGACTCCCCTTGGGGGCTGTCGGTAGCGTTGATGCTCCTGCGCCCCTTGCACAAGAGAGGGGTAGCCAACGCCTGTGACGAAGGTAGCCCAGTGGTGCATCAGCTCGCCGTGCTGGTGGTCCAGGTCGGAGGAGATGAGCTGTAGCCCGCTGAAGCCATCACCTGCCAGCCCGATAGGTGCGCTCTCCACCTGCTCGATGAGGTCGAGATAAGCGAGCGGGTCATCTTCCAAGCACCGGGGACTGTCCGACAGCTCCAGCGACTCATGTGGCTCCTCGGGGGTGTACTTGTGTACAAGGTGTAGGACGATCTCCATAGGCACACGCGGGGTGCCTTGCCCTGCCGAAGTGTAGGTGATAGGTGCGAACTCTACGAATACAGCGGGTGTCTCGAAGAGCATACCGCTGGGGAGGTCCTCCATGTTTTCGTTCCACAGCCCGATGTGCTTCAGGTCTGTGACCTTATCTTGTAGGCGCTCCTTAAGCGCTTGGTAGATCTCTCGTCTCATATTCAATGTCTATTTAATCAGTGATTGATGGGGGCGCTCAGCTGGACGTAGTCGGGCATCCAGCTCCTCGCGCCACAGGTCGACGTGCTTGGTGACGATGCGCTGGATGAGCTCCTCGACCTTGGGGTGGTTGCCGACGAAGCGGCGCTGTGGCATACGAAGCCGTCGCTTGAAGGAGCGGACCTTATGGCTGCGCACCTTGACGCGCTTGCGCTTCAGGCCTCGCTTGCCCTTGACCAGACGGATAGCCGTCGTCTCCTTGCGAGTATGCTGAGAGACGGTGACCTCTCCGTTGAATCCTTCGTTGTGGAGCGAAGCGTAGGGCATCGCCGAGGTGAAGGACACACCCGATGGCATGACCTGCCCCTTCAATGAGCGTCGTAGCTTGCCTGTGACAAGGAGTAGCGACCCGCGCTGTGCTCGCTTCCTGGACGACTTCCAGCCACCTTCTCCTCGGGGCTTCCATGGGCGGTCAAAGAATGCTTTACGGCGGAAATTTTCGTGAAACTCTGCGGTGAGCCCGACGCGTACCTCCTGCTTGATGTCCTCAAATACCTGTCTACTGCTTCGCATTTGGTAGTTATGAAATTAGTTGTACCTTTGTGTCAAAGAGATAGCTCTTAAGTAGCTCCAAATTGGATTGTAGTTCCAACAGAGGAGAGACTTAAGGGCTATTTTTCTTTTAAGTAGTTCAGGATATCTTGACTATCAGTTATGCTATATAAGTCAATTTCTCCCTTGATATTCTCACGAGCGATAATCCAGCTTGGCTCTCCTTCAAGAATGATACTTAGAAGATGAGATTGCACAATATCAGGATTGTTCTTGTGATATTCAGCTACTCCTAAGTACGTAGCTTCTTCAAGCACTCTCTGAAGGTTGCGTATCAGCTCATTCTTCTCGAAGTAGTGTTTGTGAGGCTGATTGAGGAACTCCTTAATACCCTTACCTCTAATTAGAATGTCAACCACATTATGTACAATCACCCCTTTATACTTTGCTTTGGCTTCGTCTTGCAGGGCTTTGCGGTGTTCCTTTTGCTCAGGGGTAAGGGAGAGCTTCCTCGCTCCCTCTTTGGCTTTGAGGACTTCGGCAAGCACCGCACACTCGTCGCCCTTGCCCCCCTTGGTGATGTCGCAGTGGGAGATGCCACGCTTGCCGTAGTAGGGGTGCTTGTCGGGGAAGAGGCGTAGGTCTCGCCCAGGGTTGCCACGGAAGAGCTCTTGCTTGTTGCCACGGAGGGCAGCATCACCACGCTCCCACGCTGAGCGAGGGTCTGATAGCGGTGTCTCGGGAAGGACCTCCACGGCATCACATCGACATCCCCAGCCGTTGGGAGGGAAGTAGTCTTGCCAGAACTTGTCCTCCTTGGGTAGGCAGGTGCGGTCGAGAGCCTCGTGAGCGGGACGCACCTTGCTGTCGCCAGCGGTGCGGTACTCGAGGATGCTCTTCGGGGCTGAGGAGTGCCAGCGATCAGCCATGAGGGCAGAGCCTACGGCATGGTCGTACTCCCTCTCCAGGTAGCGGACATTGTAGCGGTCGTGGATAGCTTTGACCTCTTCGGAGAACTCAGCGAAGGGCTTGATAGACCCGTCGTCCTTCGTCAGCGACAAGCCCAGCTCACGCATCGTGTGGTATGCTTTGAAGCCAGAGAAGATGAAGGCGTTATTGTCGAGGGCGTCACGCACGACCTGCGGTGTGGAGTGACTGATGTGGTCCAGGGCAGGCTGTAGACACTCGTAGGTCTCTCGGATGGCTGCAACTATGGGGGCATCTCGGAGCATCTTGCGCTCAAAGCGCCCCTTCCTATATACATAGCGTGCCGCCCTCATGAAGACCTCGGGTCGGTAGGTACGCTTCGTCGGGGTGTTACGCCTTGACAGCTGGCACGACGGGCAGCTGCATGGGGTGTATAGCTCGTCGAGCTCCTTATGTAGCTGGAGGTATCTCTTGGGGAGAGGTAGCTGAAGCTCCGCCCCTCCCCCTAAGCGAAAAAATCGTCAGCTCGTGAGAGTTGCTTGCTCGCTTCGCCCTCCTGCTCTAAAGAGCTGTCACGCTCCCCGATGATCGGGATGTTGTACTTCTCTGCGAAGTAGGCAGGATCGATCTTGTAGTATTGGAGGATGCTGCGCTCTTCTTCACGCATCTCCGCGTCGGTCATCTCGTCGCTATAGTCCCACTCAAAGGTTAGCCCCTTGAGGGGGAAGCCCGAGGCGATCATCAGAGGGAGGAGGCGGTCATTGATGATGTAGGAGAGGCGACGGGCGTCAGAAGCGCAGACGTTCTCAAAGATCTCCAGGTGCACCTCTGATTGAGAGAGGGAGGCACCGTTGTCAATGGTCATCGTCTGGTTGAGGATGATCTTTGAGAGCTCCTTGTCGCATCGCTCAAGGCGCTTGTCATATACGTTGTAGGCGTCACCACGGCTGGTCTCCTCAAAGCTGATGGTCGTTCCTTCAGGGAAGACGCCATAGGACGCTGCACCCATCGAAGCCATGATGCGCTCGATCTCGTCGAGGTCAGCTCTGGTGGTGGCGGTCGTGTTGGCCACGCGCATAGGCATACCGAATATCTCTCCGAAGGTATCCCAATAAGCTCCCATGTTCTTCTTGCTGATGTAGTAGGGCGCGCATTTGAGCAGTAGACCTAAGTCGTGAGGCTTGCCTACCTCGATAAGCCATCGGGAGAAGTCACCTTCACGGAATGGAATACCACGCTTGATATCGTCGGTAGGCTCGCGCAGGATCACGCCATACTCGGGGATGACATGCTTTCGGGGGATGAGGTCAGCAGAAGCAAAGCGCATACCTCGATCGTCCTTAACCACCTCTCCCAGCTCGATAAGGCTGTGCCCCCAGAAGGTGGCATCGAGGGCGAGGTCTAAGAAGTCACGGAACCACTCTCTACGAAATAGCTCTGATGCTTCGTCGCTCTCCGCGCCCTCCTTGTCGATGAGCTTGAAGGGGCGGGAAAGCGTCTTGCTCTTGCGCTGCTCTATAGCCCCCGTGATATGGCCATCAACGAGGGTGTCGGTGTAGAGGTCGTAGAGTGCCAAGCGTCGGGGGTTGTCGACGGAGAGCGCCATCTGCCAAGCGTGTCGCCAGGTAGCGATGTCCTTGCGGGTAAGTGCATCCGCCTTACGGACGAGCTCGGCCGTGACGCGCCCTCCAGTGCCGGTGATCTGTCGAGCGAAGCGCATCAGTCGTGCTTCGCGTTCCTCTAAAGTCAATTCAGCCATAGTCTAATAGTGATAGGTGCTCTTATCAATACTTCCAAATCTCAGGATACCACCACTGGGGGCGCTCCCTCCAGTGTTGGGGTCAGTGAGGGGCGGGAGATCGGGGTCATTTTTGCCCGCTTGCACCGCCTTGAGCCAGTTGATGGACTCCTCATACCGGTCTTTCCATCGCTCCAGCCCCATCGCCTGAGGGAGGCGATGCGCCATCTGGTAGATGGCTATATGTACGATAGCTTGTACCAGCTGAGGGTTACGATCATCACCCGTTTTGTTGTAGGTCTCCTTGACATTGTAGCGGACTCTCAGATAACTAGCCGCCACCTCAAGGGCATACGCCTCTGCTTGCATCCACTCTTGAGGATGTTGGCTGATGATGGCTTGCTCACGCTCGGTGATAGCCATCCGATAGTCTTGCTCGTCGATGTACATAGTGGTTAGGCGTTAGGGTGAGTGTCGTAGACGGCGCGCTGCAGAGCCACCTCACGCAGGTCTGGCTTGATGTCAGCGTAGCAGTAGATGTGGGGTATGGGCGTCCGCTCATCTCCCTCGACCTCGGGGATAATTAGCATGCGCTCGCTTGCAAGATTAGCGAGGCGCTTTGCGCGATAGGCGGCTATAAGGCATCGGATGCTGAAGGCGATGATACGAAGGGCGCGATAGCCATAGCGCCAAGATGTGACTAACATAGTTCTGTTACCATTGATTTTTGAGACTGGTGGTGCGTCTGCCCACCTTCGGAGTGACTCCGAGGGTACGGGAGGAGCGCTGGAGGAGCCATATAGCTCCTTCGTCGGCGTCGGGGCCGTCATCGTGTCCGCGCATACCCTTCTCCATTGATAGGGTCTGCTCGACGGATACAAGCATATCGGGAGATGACTGCTCCTCCTTATTATAGTAGACCTTGCCTCGCTCCCAGAGAGGAGAGACCGCTTCGATGCGGGCGAACTTATTCTCTTTCTTTCGTTTGTCTGGGCTGATAGGTAGCTGGTAGCCTCGGGTATTACCCTCAGCTGTGAAGTCGTAGAGTAGGGAGTCTTGCATGAAGCCCGCCTCCAGGTAGATGCGTAGGCTTGCACCTTCGCCTCTGACCCATTCGTAGCAGTCGTAGACCCAGCGGACCATCTCCGATATGGAGCACTGACGCAGGAAGGCTTTGATATGGTGCAGCTCTCCTGAGGGGAGTGATCCCCAGAGCTTGGCTGCCTTGTAGTCGTTTTTGGTTGTCCCCTTCCACGAGGGATCGATATATAGGACAAGCCCACTATAGGAGGTCAGGCGGGGGAGCTTCTTGTATCGAATCCACTCGGCGCGGAAGACACTGCCTGCCGTTATGGGGTTGTTCATGTACTCCTTCTGAAAGGCGCGGTATCCACTGAACGCTTCAAGTGCTGCTACCTCCTCCCGTGTCCACTTCGCCCCCCAAGTGACCTCGCCCTTTTGGGTGAGGATGTTGACTCGGGAGACGTGGACGGTGGGGGTGTGGGAGATGTTGTAGAGGACGCTGGTCTTACTGATGAGGTTGCCTACCATAATGAAGCGGCCACGGCCACCATCGAGTGCACCGAAGAGGGCTTCACGTACCCAGTCGGTGAGCTTATTGATGCGGTCTTGGTTCTGCACGATCTCGTCGTCATCAAGGTCGTCGATGACGATATAGTCGGGGCGGTGGGAGCGGTGGCGAAGACCACGAGGGGACTGCCCACGGCCTAAGGCGAAGAAGGCGACGCCGTCCGATGTAACGAAGCGCCCGACCTCCCAGGATCCTGTAGAGACCTGCTGGCCGAAGTCAGCGATATAGCGCTGGTTGTACTCGAGCTCAGCCTGCACGTCAGAGAGCAGCGTCTGAGCGTTGGTCTCGCTCTTGCCGACTAATACCATCACATTAAGCTCCCGCTTGCCGAGGTAAGCGTGAGCCTTAAGCCATAAGGGGACAAACACGTCCATGTGGGTGCTCTTGGCGTGGCCACGCGCCCACTGAAAGACCGCCTTGAGGTTAGGGGTGTCGCGGATCTTCTTTGCGGCTGCGAGGTGGAATGGGGCGCTGGGGATGCTGCGCCCGAGGACCTCATTATAGGTATAGTGGGGGAAGTAATACTCGACGAAGGCGTTGTAGTCCGACAGTAGATGGAGGATGCGCTTCCTCTGCTCGGTGGGGGTCTCCTTCGAGGCAAAGGCCGTAGCGCTCTTGACCTCCTCACAGCGCAGCTTCCAGCGCTCGAGTACTTCTTTATTCTTGATCGATGCCATGAGGGTGACGTATTGATTACGCTACAAAGGTCGGGTGCAAATAAGGGCTAATAAACTAATACTGAAAGCTCTGCACCGTTTCTGTGAGTCGGGAGATTATCAAGCGATCTTTGCAGAGAAAACAGTCACAAGCCCTATGAATACAGTAGTTATTAGTACATCATCCCTCAATTCGTATGGATCTCGAGTCCTTACCTCTGGGATTGATATTTCGCAATACCAGCGCAACCCAGTACTCCTCTATATGCATCGACGATACTCCCGAGAAGACGCCCCCATCGGACGCGTTGAGAATGTACGAGTAGATGGGGATAGGCTTCTTGGTGATCTTGTCTTTGATGAGAAGGATGATTTTGGCAAGAAAGTCGCTCAGAAATGGGCAGATGGATTCCTCAGAATGGTATCAGCAGGTCTCTCTATCGTTGAGCTGAGCGATGATCCGATGTATCTCCTGCCAGGACAGAAGCGCATGACCATCACAAAGAGTAAGCTCGACGAGGTCTCTGTCGTAGATATAGGAGCTAATGACGATGCCATCGCACTCTACAATGAAGCAGGAGGTCGCATCACGCTTTCTCAAGGTGACAATAGCCCAGATCTGCCATTACTCAAAGACTCTACTAACCCCAATAATAAAGAAGTTATGAACGAAAAGATTGCCCTCGCTCTCGGCCTCTCAGCCGAAGCTACCGACGAGCAAGCCGTGTCGGCCATCGCGCAGCTCAAGGCAGAGGTTGACCAAGCTAAGCAGCTGAAGCTCGCCCTCATCAATGAGCAGCTCGCCTCGGCTGTCCAGTCTGGCAAGCTCCCCAAGGAGCAGGAAGAGACCTACCGACAGATCGGCCTCACCATGGGCTCCGAGACCCTGCGCATCACGCTCTCCACGCTCTCAGCCCCACAGCGTGCCTCATCCATCATCCGCCCATCGGCACCGACGGAGCCGGCGAAGTTCGCCAAGTTCACGGACATCCCCACCGATCGTCTCGAAGCCTTCAAGTCGGAGAACCCCGACGAGTATGCCCGCCTCTACACCGATCACTTCGGCTTCCCACCTCCCTCACTCTCCCGCTAATCACTAATCACTTATTAACTACCGATTAACTATGTGGAAATTCATCCGATCACTCCTGGTCGCACTTGCCGTGCTGCTCTCAGTGGTCTTCTTCAATGTCGTCATCGGCGCGGGCATCGCTGCGCTCCTGGGACTGCCCCTGTGGACGGGTGCCGTCGCCCTCAACGTCCTGGCTCTGGCTGTGGGGCCCTTCGTCACCAGCCGTAACGTCGCCCGAGCGGGCGTCAATCAGGAGGTATGGACGGGCGTCGTCCTAAAGAAGCTCCGAGAGGCGCTTGAGAACCTCGGCTGGTTTGCCGCGATCACTAATTACGACGAATATGTAGACAACGATACGCTTCACTTCACCGAGCTGGGTGGCGACCCGAAGGTACTTGTAAACAATACGACCTATCCGCTCAATATCTCCAACGTCACCGACGCCGATAAGCCCGTGTCGCTTGACAACTTCGAGACGGAGGCTACGGCTATCTCTGACAAGGAGCTTGACACTATCAGCTATGACAAGCTCGGCAGTGTGAGAGAGCGCCACAAGGAGGTCGTCGAGGAGCGCATCTACGCCAAGGCACTGCATGCACTCGCCCCCCAGAGCCACTCCGACGGCTCGCCTGTCCTGCTGACTACGGGTGCTACGGCTCCCGAAGGTGGGCGTAAGAAGCTCGTTCTGGCTGACCTCCTCCTGCTGAAGAAGACCTTTGACAAGTGGAAGACCCCTAAGACGGAGCGCATCCTGGTGCTCTGCCCTGACCACGTCCAGGACCTCCTCTCAGTGAGTGAGACCTTCGCTCGTCAGTACAACATCGACAACGCAAATGGTCGTGTCGGTAGACTCTACGGCTTCGACATCTACGAGTACACGGAGACTCCTGCCTACACGGTCGCCACGAAGACGAAGCTCGCCTTTGGCGCTATCGCCGGTAGTGGCACGGCTCCCG